CCAGTGACTCACTTTCAGCCATCTGCTCCTTTGACCAGTTCAGTGCCGTGGGAATGCAGTGGAGTGACGTAGAGACTGGGGATTACCTGAAAGACAGGGTGTACTACAACCGCCAGGTTTACAGGGTGGTGCAGATCAGCCCCAGGGGAAAGATCCAGGAACGCTCTATCACTATAGAGATTGAATGCCAGCAGCTCAAGAACGATGAACTATTCGATGACGCACAGTTCCTCCCCTGGAATAACCCTCAGGCAGGTAATACATGAACATCCAGTTAACCCCCGAGGAACTTCTTGAGGCCGCCATGGATATGGCCCTGGAGTTACGTCTCAAGGACACTATTATTGGCAGGCTCCAGGCCCGCGTAGCTGATCTGGAAGCGAAGGAAAATGAGTCAACTCCCTAACGTAGGCGACCTGAACTGGGGTCCCGAGCTTAATGATTACATCACTAATGTAATCCTGTCTGCTGCTACCAGTGCCAGCACGGGCCTGCTGACTCATGAGACAGCCACGGACCCCCATTCAGACAGGGCTTATGCCAACTCACTGATCGCTGCCCTGAATGCACAGGCTAACCTGCCTGGTGGTTTCGTCCAGCTTAATTCGTTCGGCTTGATCCCCAGTAACCTGGTGAAAGCCGGGTCTATCACTAATATCTACGATGTCGTGGCCAACTATGGTGCGACAGGAAATGGCAGCACGGATGACAGTGCTGCTCTTAATGCCGCACTTGCTGCCGCGAATCTCGCGGGAGGCGGCCAGGTATGGGTACCATCCGGCACGTATGCTATCGGCTCGACGCTTGTAATAGGTGCTAACACATGGCTGCACCTTGACCAGGGGGCTGTAATCAAGCGCATTGCCAACCCCTCCGTGCCCCTGTATATGCTGGCTAATTTCACCCCCACGACTGCTCCCGGCGCCCAGAATATCCTGGTCACGGGAGGGTCGTGGACGGTGGGGGCCACCACCCAGCCCTGCCAGATGATGGCATTTATTGATGCTACCAACGTGACTATCGGCGGCACGAACATGACGCATTCCCCGAAGGATACGTCATGTGCCATTCTTTTCGCGGGATGCAGCAATTGTTCTGCTGACCAGGTTCACCACAAGGGTGCTGCGCCCGCCGGCGCGCGGAACAGTTTCACTACCTCTGCGGTCAGGCTTGAGGCTGCCTCAGCCAACGTTATCCCTGGCCTATTGTCGGGGGTATATACCAATCAGGGATGCAGGTTCATCTCACTGACCAATCACAATGTGGACTGTGACACGGACACTGACGGCAGCGGCCCGTTCTGCATGTTCTCCTACTTCTGCGGGACGCACTTTAACTCAGGCACGGGGCACAGCAACATTTACATAGGAAACTGCAAGATCAATGCCTGTGCTAATGCCACCCATCTAGCCACGGGACCGTGGAGCTTCTTCACCTGCGCGGGCAACCAGATCACTAACTGCGGGGTAAACATCCCCACCACGAACGTGACTAACTTCTTCGGTAATGGCACGAACACCATCCAGTTCGACGTGAACACCTGGTTCGACCTGACCCTGCTCCTTTCCTGGTCAGGAAAGTGCAAGCACAAGAGATCAGACGTTAACAACGTCCAGTTCTCCTGCACGGGCGTGGTTCCAGGAACGTTAACTGACGGCAGTATTTTCTGTGTTCTCCCGTATACCCTGCTGTATGAGCAGTGGCACGTGGGTATTGTCCGCAGGTCCGGGGGAACATACGTCAATGTCTCCCTGAAAATTGATGTCAGCGGGAACATTTACTGCTACGGATTCCCTGGTGACGCCATCCAGTTCCACTGCAATATTCTTATCCCACTGGACAGGGATAATACCTGATTCCATTCTGATAAACTGGTGATGCGCAGTACATACGCCTATACGAACGTCCGGAGGCCAGGAATGGCTGGTAAGAAGCTGCCCGTTGCAGACCTTTCCCGTGTCACGGACTTCGTAAAGGGTATTGAGCAGGAAGCGGATGAGCGTCATAAGGATACCCGCAATGCCCTGCTCCAGACTGTAGCCATTTATGGTGCCGCCAAGGCATGGGAAGTTTACCGCAACGCCAAGAAGAGGCGGCGGTAATGACCAAGACCTGCCTGGCTTGCACGCATGAATTCCCCGTTGAATCTTTCAGGTTAATGACTCGTGCTGATGGTAGAACACAGCGTCATCCTCGTTGTGACACCTGCCGTAAGGAATATCACAAGCAGTACTATCAGGCAATGACAACTGAGCAGAAGAAAAACATGTCTCGGAAGTCTACTTTAGCTAAGTATGGGTTAACTCCCGAAGAGTACGACAAGATGTTTGATGAACAGGACGGTAAGTGTGCTGTCTGTGGCAGGGAACCAGAGGGTACTGGTGTCTCTCGTCACAACCTTGTAGTTGACCACGATCATGTATCAGGAATCACACGATCATTATTGTGTGATTTTTGTAATCGTGGTCTGGGCATCTTTCGTGATGACCCTGATTTGCTGATCAATGCTGCCCTGTATTTGATTAAGCATCAAGGTGGTGATGACGGTGCCGTACATATTTAACGAAGATGCCGCGATCAAGTTCAAGTTGCAGGGCCTCACCGTTAACGATGTGACTGCCCCATCTGGCGGGCGTCCTGTCCAGGTCAGGTTCCGTCTTCCTGAGAACGAAGTGGCTACCTTATCTTACCCCTGCATTATCATCGAGCACGCTTCTATTACCCCTGGGCTGGAGCGTGCCCATCGTGGTTATATCCAGGTGCCGTATGCCCCCGAGGGGTACGCTCCCTGGTGGGGTCCTAATGATAAAGCATACGACCCGCAACTGAGCACCTATTACAGCTATTACCCGGAGCCAGTTAATTTCGACTATGACATCACTCTCTATTCGAGGCTGTCACACTTCCACATGATGCCCCTGGTACAGAGGCTTTCACAGATAGATAAGCTCCCGCCGCAATTCGGTAAAATCGAAGTACCCCAGGACCATTCCTACCGCACCATGATGGTGACAGGGGGACCTGAATTCGGATACGGAAATGACCAGGATGGCAAGCGAAGGTACTGGGTAGCATGGAAAGTAAGGGTATTCTCCGAGCTATTCCTTGCTCCTATCCAGGCACTCGGCGTGGACCTGTTCCCTGTCACACAACTTAATTTTGACCTTAGCGTTTACCAGGACGGAACGGACCTTACTCTCCAGGAGCTATCGGAGAGCTTCGGAATTCTCTCCGCAGGCAGCCCGCAGTTCCGCTGGAATGTCAACGTACCCCCCGTGCCCCCTGGCGAGGAAGCCTCCTTCCCTGCCCAGCATATTCACAGGGCTATCCCGAAGGTCCCGCACAGGGGATCACGGCGCACTTACTGAAAAGAGATAACTCATGGTTGACACTGGCCACCCAGGTGTCTTCGTAACTGAAAACCTGACACCGCTTTCAGCAAGCCTGCTGGGAGGTCCGGGAGAGGCACTGCCCGCGTTCGCTGCTGCCTACAATATCGGCCCGACTGTCCCAGTACTGATCAGTTCATGGCAGCAGTACATTTCCTTGTTCGGCTCCTTTGCCGTAGCCAAGGGTAATTACTTACCCTATGCGGTCAGCCAGTTCTTCTCGAACGGCGGGCAGCAGTGCTTCGTTCTCCGGGTTGCCAATACTGATGCCACTACGGCTTCTATTAACCTGCTGGACATCGCGGGGTCCCCCGTGGACATCCTGACAGTGACATCGAAGTACCCAGGTGCTTATGCCAATAACATTTACGTGGGCGTGGCAGCAGCGGGAACAGGGTACGCAAACCTTTCCATTTTCAATGGCGGCACCACGTCACAGTACCTTGTGGAACAGTACAACAGCGTGTCCATGAACCCTGCTGACCCGCGTTATGTCGTTAACATCATCAACTCCCCCAGGGCTGGCTCCCAGTTCGTCACGTTAACCCCCACCCTCCCAGGGGGCACCTACGTGGCGGGTACTACTGACCTGGCTGTCCTGACCCCCACGGCCATGGCTGGCGGCGGGGACGGATCGGCTGCCCCCGCTATGGGAGCTGCTGTTCCTGCGGCATTTGACGCCCTCCAGGACCAGATTCTCAACGTGAATCTCCCTGGCGTGACAAACTCCACGGTCATTAACCAGGTCATTAGCTGGGCTATCGGCCGTGAGGATGTCATGGTGGTTATTGACGGACCCGCTCCGTCATTCCCTGAGACATCATCCCAGGTGGTTACCAACTACACTTCCCTGGCCTCGTCTATCACGGACTCCACCTACGCAGTTATCTATGCCCCGTGGCTGCTCGTGCAGGACCCGTCCAGCTCTATTCCTGGGGCAACCACATGGATGCCGCCAGGGGCAGCGGCACTGGGTGCCTGGAACAGGACGGACACTATTGCGGGTACCCAGCAGTCCCCTGCGGGTACTTCTTACGGGAAGATCAGCGCGGTCGCGCTTGAGGCAGCCTTCACTCCCGCTGACCTGGACAACCTGAACAACGCGAATATCAACGCGATCAAGTCAGTACCAGGATCAGGGTTCTGCATTTACGGTGCGCGCACCCAGCAGGTCGGCTACCCAGACCGTTACGTCGCGGTCCGGCGCACGCTGATGAAGTTCGAGCACGACTTCCTGAACCTTACCCAGTTCGCTGTGTTCGAGCCGAATGCCCAGCCATTATGGAATCAGATCGTGGCTGTCCTGACCAATTACCTTCTCCAGGCCATGCAGGCAGGAATGCTGGGGGGAACTACCCCCGCCACAGCATTCTCGGTTGTCTGTGACAGCACCACGAACAGCCCCGCACAGGTGCAGGCAGGCATTGTCAATGTTTCTGTCGCGGTTGCTCTACTAAGTCCTGCTGAGTTCATCTTCATTAACATTCAGCAGCTCCAGCAGAATTCGACTACCTCCTGAGGAGTAACCCGTGTCAGTACAGCAGTTAAGCTCGCTGGCCACCCTGGCGACTGACCCGCTGCGCAACTTCAAGTTCGTGGTGACAATCAGCCGCCCCACGGGGTCAGCCATTAATATCGGCTTCATGTCAGTGTCCGGATTCAACATCAACATTGACGTTATCGCCTACCGTGAGGGTGGCTACAACACCACCACGCAGAAGATGCCTGGGCAGGCTGACTTCTCGCCCATCACCTTCTCCCGTGGCGTCATCATGGGCAACACGGTGGACATCGACTGGCTTACCCAGCTTTTCACCGTGATCCAGGGCTCTGGCACGACCACCCCAGGCACCGACTTCCGGCGCACCGTGGACGTGCAGGTACTTGACCACCCTGTGACCTCGGGGACAGTGAATGTCAAGGCGTGGTTCCGCATCTACAATGCCTGGCCCACATCTGTGAGCTGGTCTGACCTGGACGCGGGGGCTAACCAGCTCCTTATCGAGCAGATGTCCCTGGCCCACGAGGGCTTCGACTACACCCTGGCTACCGCCATCGGCTCCAGCGATGCCAAGACCCCGCCAACCCCGCCGAGCACGCACGCACCTTCGTGATATGATCAAGCTGGCTGGCAGGCCAAAGTTCCGGCGTATCCCTAACCAAGTTGCGCCTGCCAGCCATCTTAATTAGGAGAATCAAATGGCTAACACTAGTACAACACGCCGTCCCAGGCCCGTCAACCCGATGGAAAACCCTGAGAAGGCTAATGCTGAAATCGCTGCACTCTTAGCGGAAACACAGCCTGATGTTCCGGATGTCCAGGTCCCACCCAATGACCTGGTGACATTACCTGGCGGACTGATGAAGGGCAACACCCTTATCAAGCACGCCACGGTTCGTGAGCTGACAGGTGAGCACGAGGAAGCATTGTCACGTGCGTCCCAGTCCCTTAACCCGTTCCATTTCATTGACACCCTGCTCAAGTGCGGCGTCAAGCAGATCGGGGATCTCCCGGAAGCCCAGACAGAGAGCCTGCTCAAGGATCTGCTGATCGGGGACAGGGAGCACCTGATCCTGGAAATCAGGCGGGCCACGTACGGGGATGAGATTGAGGTAGAGAAGTGGGTATGCCCCAAGTGCGAGGGGGAAACCACCCTCCGGATTACCCTCGATGAGATCCCTGATAAGGAGCTGGAGAACCCTGCGACTGACCAGGTATTCACCATTAAGCTGCGCAAGGGCCGTGAGGCACGCGTCAGGCTGGCTAACGGTCATGACCAGACAGCCATGTTCGAGAACAATAAGCTGACCCAGGCTGAGCGGGATTCCATCTTGCTGTCCAAGACAATCCAGCATGTTGTTAATGAGCAGGGCATGGAAATCAGCACCGTGGCATTCCCCGCCATGGCACGGCAGATGTCCATTCCCGACAGGCGTGCGATCCTTAATGAGCTAGCTAAAAGGCAGCCAGGCCCACGCTATAATGAAGTCAGGTTTGAGCACGCCGATTGCGGGGAGCAGGTCGAACTGGTGATTGGCATCGGCGATTTGTTTCTCGGCATCGGATACTAGCTACTACCGTTTGTACAATGAGATCGAAACACTAGTCGTAGTACTTAACTGGACCCTCCCGGATATCAAAAGTCTTTGTGTGCGAGAGCGCCGTCACTGGGTTCGGTGGGCGCAAGTGAAGGCTGAACGGGAGAGGTCTCGTGTCAACACCTAGTCCTGGGGGTACCCTCTTAGGGGGAAATCAGCTCCAGCAGGCCATTGATGTCCTGACTCAGAGAGTCCAGGACTTGACGACGGCCATCAATGGCCTGCGCCAGAGTGGTGTTACTACTGGCGGTCCTACTTCTAATTACAGGGCCAACCCTGCTGGCGGGGGAACGGGGACAGGAAACGCCCCGCTCTTCCCCAGGCCAGCACCTCCTCCCCCACCGCCTAGTGGCGGTCAGCTTGGCCAGACTCCCTACGGGTATAACCCCAGGCACGCCGCGCCTCCTCCTGCACCCCCCACGCCCACGGGTAATGCGCCCACGTTCGGCTCTCGCACCCTGCTTAACCAGATGGCTGGCTATGGTCCTGGCCAGGCGAACAGGCTGTCGGGTAATGCTGCCACCATCGGCGGGGCATTAGGTGGCATTTACACTGCTATTGCCACGTTCGGGAAGCAGCAGTTCTCCAACCAGGTGGGGATGAACGCCTACGCCCAGCAGGCATCCCTTATGGCCCCGACGAACATGACGTTCGGGCAGATTAACCAGCAGCTTTACGGCCAGGCTTTCGGGGGCAATGGTAATACCCCCTGGGCTATCGCTAATAACACAATGGACGCTGCCCAGGGGCAGTTGATCCTGAATTCAGTAGCAGGCACCTGGAATCCCTCATCGACCCCCCAGGGCCGTAATATCATGGGGGCCACAGGGGCATTCGGGTACATTAACCCCACACTGGGCCTGTCTGGCTCAGCCAATATGGCAGGGCAGCTTTACAACCCGCAGACATCCATGATGATGCGGGCTCTTGGCTACCCCGTGACCCCGAGGGTACTGGGCAGGCCAGGGCAGACTAACAATACGGGTGCTGTCATCCAGGGCATGATGCGCCGGATGTACAGCGGGCGTAATTCTATCTCCCAGAAGCAACTGGCCGCTAA